TCTGTGTTTGTAGTATAACTGTCATTTCTTACATATAATGAACGATATGCGCCACCATTTACTGTTGCTTGTAAATTTGGCATACCAGAGTAGAAAGTCCTTACACCGTTATAATGAGTAACAAATGGTGTTACAATAGGGAAAGCAACATCTGATATGACACGGTAAAAATATCTTATATTATTTGAAACTACCGAATTAAATGTATAATGTGTACTATCAAATATATACTCTCCTACCACTCTATAAACTTTGCCTTCATTAAAATCAATGTAATCGGCATAGTCAGTTCCTCTATCGGTTATCTTTCTTAATGGTTTTGTTAAATATATATTAACAGTTGTAGTAAATCCACCATCACTTACAATAACTGGGATTTTATATTTATTATAGTTGGGGTCGCTACTATCAGTTACTAAATCTCCCACGCTTTGAATAGCCACTGGATTTGTTGGTGCTGGCACTGTTACATTACTTCCTTTAGTAAATATCCCTGTACCTTGATTTACAAAGAATGTATTAGATACAGTATCATACATACCAATAACATCATCACTCTTACGATAACAAGGAAATAAATTCATAATTAAGTTACTTCCATTATAAATTTTCATATAGTAAATTCGACCTATAAAGTTTTCTGTTGATGTTCTATTTGTTGCAAATAAATAAGCAGTTGTATTATTTGTAAAACTATCACTTGCCAATGCTACATCTCCACTTGGTGAAGTTAATGTCGCGCCTTTCTTAGAAATCACAAATGGTTCATTTAAAGTTGGAACATAGGTTGTATAATATGGATTACCATAATAATTAAATAATACACCATTTGAAGTATAACTCAAACCTAGTTCATATCTTTTTGAATTATCAGAATAACCACCAAATATTCTTTTTATACTTGTAGGGCTAGGATTAGTTGTAGCAAGTTTTATATCAAAGTTAGTGCTACTTCCTGTTGTTATTCCTAAATCAAGATATTGATTTCCATCACTTTCAACATATTGTACTTCTTGATATTCAACAGGTATATTTCTTTGTACTGTTTCTCCATATATTTGGTATTGTAATAAATTCTTGCCAACTGCTTGAGTTGGAGTTGTAAGAGGTAAAGAACCTGTTGTTTCTCTTACAAATCCTTGTTCAAATATTAAATCAGTTCCGTGATAAACTCTGTCTATGTTTTTATTATCTTTATAAACAAATCCTACTGTTTTTTCATTTTTTATTATAGACATACCTTATCACTCCTCTATTATGTAGTAATAAGTATCAGGGTCTTTTACTGTTATAGCATCATATTGAGCTTGTGTTAATGCAACAAAATAAGTTTGTACTACATCACTTGCTATTGCGTCATAATCTGCTTGTGTAATAACATAATCATCACCATCAGCACCATTTGTTACATCATAAGTAGCAGTATTTCCATTTGTATAAGTTATTGTATATGTGTCTATCAAACCACTTGTAGATGATTTTGCAATACTTGATATTCCGTTTCCAGTTGCTCCTGTAGCACCTGTAGCCCCTGTAGCACCAGTATCTCCTTTTTGTAAAACAAAATTCAATATAGGGTTTTCGTTAGTTCCTGTTCTTGTTACACTTGATGTACTTCCCGTTACAACTGTTCCTATTTGAATATTTGGAGTCAATCCTGTTTCTCCTTGAATACCAGTAGCACCACTAAAGTCTGCTAAGTATTGCCATCTGTATGTGGGATCTTCAACTTCTGTTTTTACAAACAATTTAGCATTATCTTCCGTTTCTATATTACCGCTAATCATAACATAATCGTTAATATCCATATTGTCATAATCATCTATCATTGCCTGTACTGTTGCATACGTTTTTTCAATAGTAAAAGGTTTACCTTGTATTCCTGGCTGTCCTTGTATTCCTTGCAAATCTACATAAGTATATTCTTGTTCGCTATCAGTTTTTATACCTAATTTTGTTCCATCCCAATTATATTGTAAACTAACTCCATCAGCACCGTCTATACCATCTATACCGTCATTTACTTTTTCAGTAGTTGTTTCTCCTTCTTTGCTAGTAATAGATATTTCTACACCATCAGCTACTCTTTCAGATGTTATATTTAAATTATCCACTTCGCTTAGCGCTTCATTCATTTCGTTAATTTTATTATCTGCTATTGTTATCCAACTGTCATATTCTTCTGGTATAGTTTGAGTAGCATTAATGCTTTCTAAAACTTCCATATAAAAAGTTTTAGATTTAAATACTGGTATTCCATTTACGTTTTCACTTTCTGTTACTCTCAAATTCATGTAAATATTACCAACTTGATTTAATAAGCTAGATAATATATCTAATTCGTATGTTTCACCAACTTTTGTTGCTGACACATATCCTTTCGTGTTGTCAGGCTTTTTTATTTCAAGCCAAGCAACGCCATCAGGGAATCCATTTATAAAATTAAATATTATTTTCCCCTGCAAATTTTCCAAAGATATACCTAGTTCTTCTTTATCTAGGTACACATAACTATTTTCTCTATCTATAGTTATATTAATATTTTTCATATCAATCAATCCTTTCTTTCATAATTATAACACAAATATAAAAAAAGGACAAATTATGTCCTTATTTAATTCTCCAAGCACATCTCATAACACGTTCGCTGGGATCAAAAGTATCATATAAAACCCCATCAATAAGAGCAGTTATATGACCTGAAGTTGTTACGGCGTATTTACCATAGGGGTATTCATTTGCAAACTCGCCAATAGTTTTTGAATAATGACATTCTCTAGGGTATCTATCATCTAAATAATCTTCTATAAAAACAACACTATCCATCATTAAACTATCTTTATTTGCCAAATAACTTAGCTCGTCATAAACTTCATTCCAGCTTCTATTTGTTAATAAACTTATTGCTCTTAATGTGCAATCATCAATGTGCCTGTTGTGGGGGTTATTATTATAATATTTGTACATTATCTCATACTTCTTTGTAATGCTTCATTTAGCATTTGATGATGTTGTGGTGTTTCAGCTTCTTCATGTAAATATTTAACAAAATCTTCCAATGATTTAACCATATATTCAAATGATTTGTCAGTTTCTGGGTTAGCACCATATCTTTCACGGCTTTCCATGTATCTGCCATATTCATTTCCAATTCTATCTACATGGTCATACCCACGATATTTAGTATCATATCCACGTCTTCCATAATTTTCGCCATAGTTTCCATATTCTCCATAACTTCCACGCCCATAACTATCATATCCCGGTCTTCTTGCACCATAATTACCATAGTTTCCGTAATTTCCGTAATTCATTTCTTTATCCTCCTTTGCCATGTGTTTTATTTTACTTAATTTGTATAAATGGTCTAAATTATTTGCATTTATATCTTCATCAAGTATATTTTTAATTTTTTCGTTAACTTTTTCAATTACTTTGTCTTCCATTGCTTACCTCCTTTCGTAAAAGGTTTAATATTTCTTCTTGATTTTTAATAATCTTTTCAAAATACTGTGTATCTTGTTTCTGTAATTCTTGCATTAAATCTGTATTATTAAAATCTTTTAATAACAAAATAACGCTATAAATTTGTAATATTAAAGATGTTGCATCTAAATTATTTCTCATTATCTATTTAGTTTACTTATACTAAATGTAGCGTTAGTTATAATTGCTTGTGTAGTTGCTATTGGTGTTGTAGGATCTGTAGGCGTTACTACACTTGGAACACTTTGTACACTAATGTTTGTAGTTCCTCTAGGACATACTCTTAATTTTTTATCAAATGAAATAGTTTCATAATCATCAGCCGTATCAATAGTTACACTTCTAATCGTATCTGGGATGATGACGCCGTCTTGAAATAAGGCGACGGACACGATACCAGGAGTGGCTGTTGAAACACTAGCACTAAATTCTACATCATAATATCCTGTATAGCCATTGCCAAATATTTTAAAGTTAGGATTGCCATTTGAATAATCTAGCCAACCACAGCAAGAAGCACATCTAGTTCTTATATCAGTTTCATCAAAAGTTATTGGGCTTGCATTACTTGGTAATGCTAATGGTTCATTTATAATTGTTTCTATCATATTTTTCTCTCCTTTCATAAAAAGAGATAGTACTTGCCTATCTCTCTCGTTTTCCCTTTAAAGGGTTTTCGTTAGCAAGTTCTCGTATTCGAGTTAGTTGTAATCAACTTCTATGCTATTAAATAAATTGACTTGTTGTGCTAAATCCACATCCACACCCATTGTTGTTAGGGCAAGTGAATATTGGTTGACTTCCATAGACAGGGACAGTACCAACTGGGCAATTCTTCAATTCATTATAGATATTTGAAGTTATTGCTTGTGTTTGAGCTATTTGTGAAGCTCTTAAATCAGCCAATTGTAATTGTCTATTTAAGTCTGCTATCTTGTCATCTTTTTCGTCTAATCTATCTCTAAAGATTTCATCAATTATCTTTTGAGTGTTAGCAGTTTGATTTACAAGAATATCTTGACCTATTTGTCTTAATACCTCTCTATCAGAGCAGTTTTCACTAATTACTGTTGATTTTAAGTCTTGTACACCAAGTCTGTTGTCAGTATTAGCACTTGCAAGTTGTGTGCTTAAACCAAATAATTGGTTCATATTAGCCATTTGTCTATTGCAAGCAGATACTTCGGCATTGTAAAAACCATTGCTAACTGTACTATTCATATCAGCACAGCAATTACATAATTGATTGCTTAATGAATAAATACCACTATTTACTGTGTCTAATTGGTTAGATAAGTGCAATGTGTCAAATCCGTTGTTAGTGTTTTGCATAATTTCCTTTTGACCGTTTGATAGCCAAGCATATCCATCATCAAATCCACGTCCACCAAAGAAACCACCGTTACCGTTATTTCCCCAGTTTCCACCGAACAATGCGAATAATAAGACAATCCAGATTATGTCAGAACCATAGCCACCAAAACCGTTTCCACCAAATCCACCCATAACTGGATATGGATAAGCAAATCCGTTTCCGTTAGTAGTAGCTAATTCGATTGTAGGTGTTATACCTTGAGAACCATTCATAAATTTATTTCCCTCCTTCCTTCATATTTAAAGCACTAGAAACTTTATAGGAAGATACTACATCTAGTATTAGTGTCCTCCTATAAGGCTTCTAACCTTATTTTTGTGGTTGATTAAACATACTCATCATACTGTTCCATTGTTGTCTTTGCTGTGGATTAAAGTTGTTTATTGTTTCATTTAATAAATCGTTAGGGTTATTATTTTTTCTTGCTTCCTGATATTTTTTGAATGCTTGTGGGTTCTGCCTTTTCAATTGTTGCTCTAACTGTGTCATCATTTGTTGTGGTATTTGTTGCACTTTGTTTTGTATCAACATTTGTAACATCTGTATCATTTTTAATCATTCCTTTCAATTCTTCAATTTGAGATTGCAAATACTCTATTTGTAAGTCTTTTGCGTCTTTAGGCACTAATTCATTAAGTTCATAAGTTCTAATTTCACCCTTAACATTTTTAACCCATACAACCGACATATCTTTACTAAAATATGGTGTTTCACCTATTACCATATCCTTTTGCACTTCTTCAAGCGATGACGCATACCTTATTACATCTCTTGTTGTTGGTGCAAGTTGAAAGTTTTGTGTTAGATTAGTAGGCTGTTGTTGAGGCTGTTGTAATTGATTTCTCATTTTTTCTAGGTTACTTATTTGTTCATTTAATCTGTCAATATTTGATTGTTGAGTATAATTGTTGTAATATGGATTGTTATACATATTTGTCCTCCTTATAATAAGAAAAAAGATAATACATTAATACTTTTCAAATTATGTTTTAAATAATTCTAATAAGTTGTATTATCTCCTTTCTGCTTAAATTATCGCATAAAAAAAAGACTTAAAATTACAAAGTCTTTTTAATTTATTTATAATATTTTTCTAATTTTTTTCTTTAATTTGTCTGTTAAAACGCTTACATTAGATGTGCTTGTGTGTAGCAAATCGGATATTTTAACTATGGAATAACCTTTAATTTTATACTCTAACAATTCTTTATATGGTGTTTCTAACATACATTCTTTAACTATATATTCATAATCCGTTTTAGTAAATTCAAAGAACTTCATATTTACTACTTTCTTTTAGATTTACGATATTTCTTCTTAATTGTTGTCTTTGTAGTTGTTTTTGTTTGTTTAATTCTCGCCATAATTATCTCCATTTATTATATAACTATTATCAATACTATCTACATCTGATATTTCTTGAGATGTTGTAGTTGTTTCTGTTATTATTTCTTCTGTTTCTATATCGTTAAGAACATACACTAAATATCCCATTGTAACAGCCAATGTAACAGTCCATAATCCAAGAATAACTAAGATAATTATAAATTGTCTTTTATTTGCTTTTGATAATTCTTCGCTATCCTTTTTTATATCTTTTAATATTTCTAATGCAAAACTTGTTTCTTCTATTTTTTTTTGGACTTTTTCTACATCCTCTTTTAAGCTCATTTTACTCCTCTTTTCTGTGATATAAGCTAATATGATATTCCATAGCTTTATTTATTCTATCATCTATATCTTTATCGTATTTATCTAATTTGCTAAGTATCGTTTTAACATCTTCTTTAAGCTCTTTTAATTGATATTCTATTAACTCTTGATGATTCTCTTTGCTATCTTTTATGGCTTTATCTTTTCTACTTAATACGAAATTAGCAACAGTTATAACTACTGATAATATACTTATTGCTAACGCTATTGTTAATTCCATAAAATCCCCCCTTAATCT